ACGGATAGTCGTCGTTCTGCCGTTCCGTGAACATATCATTGACCAACCCGATGGTCAGCAGGTCGAGGTCGGCGATGCTGATACCGAGCTGTACACAACGCAGCAGAAAGAGCGGGGTGGTCATTTCCCGCTCACTTTTTCGAGGTTTTTTCTGGATTCCACCTCCGTCTGCACGTTCAGACCCCACAGTTCGATCAGCTGGGGCAGGATCTGATAAATGGAGAAGGTGTTGAACTGGTCCAGGAACTCCTCCGGGCTGTCCGGCACATTGGCCGGGTCTGCATGACGGGCCATCAGCCACGCCAGATCCTCAAACATCTCCAGACTGAACAGGTCGAGGTTGGAATTGTCCTCGTCGTTCTCTCCTACGCTCTTTTCCAGCTGGCGCAGGTCTTTGTAAATGTCACGGCCAAACTTGATGCGGTACAGACGGGGTACAGCGGCACTTGCCTTAAAGGTGACTTCCTTGCCATCGATCTCGATTTTCTTCGTAACTGCCATAATCGTAATCCTCCAAAATTTCATGTAAAATTGGCAGAGCCGAAGCCCTGCCGTATATCGTGTTTCTTACTCTGCCGGGTCAATGCTGACCAGTGCATTACCGCCGCTCACAGTAGGCAGCTTTCCATCCCACTTCTGAACCTTCTGGTAATCGATCAGCGTATCGGACAGGCTTTCTGCCAGTTTGCGGTTTGCCTCTGCCTGTGCTTCTGCGGCAATAGAAGTCTTCTGGGCTTCCGCCTCTGCATTGGTGATCGCCACCTGCTTATCCGCTTCTGCCTTGGCAATAGCAGCTTCATTCTCGATCTTCTGCTTATCTGCGTTCTGCTGTGCAATGGACTTCTGCTGGATGGCTTCGTTGTAGGCATCCTCGAAATTCATGTCGTTGATGACGACCTTGTTCACAAACACAACGTCCTCGCCATACTTCTGCACAAGAGATTCTGCCAGCTTCTGCTGTGCCAGAGGCTCGATCTTGGTGCGGTTCGTCACCTCATTGGGGGCAAGTTCAGCCATCGCAGACTTGATTGCCGATGCCACCAGCTCGTCACCGACCAGATTCTTGATGTCTGACACATTCGCATACAGCCATGCACTCTTCTCAGGAAGCACCTGATAGGTCACGATGACATCAGCGGCATACACAGGAGTCTTGTCGGAGGCTTCGCCCCAGACCTGTGCTTCGATGTGTTTATCCTGCTGCTTGTTGTTGACCTTGTGAATGCTCTGCACAAAGGGGATGCAGAAGTTGAGCTTGCCGCTCTGGATGGTGGTCTCCTGGATCTGGCCGAAGCTGGTCTTCACGCCCGTGTAACCGGTGGGGATGATGTGGAACGAGCAGACAGCCAGTACCAGAACGATGATCACTGCGAACAAAGGAAAAATCTTCTTCATAATCGTATACCTCTTTGTAATAATGTAAGCAGAGCCGAAGCCCTGCAGTGTGTGTCGGTCACTTAGCCCTGCGGCTCCTCGGTGTGACTGGTGTCTTCGGTGTCCACAGCTTCCGCCTGCGGCTCGTAGACCGCATCGTACCACTTGTTATAGACATCATCGGTGGTGTTGGTACCGGTCTTCGCCTTGACATAACCGTTTGCCAGAGGGGTTGCCTGCAGGTTCAGGGTGTCCGTCTTGACTTCCTTGCTGTCCTCATTGGTCTCACCCTCGATAGACGGACGGCTTGCCACACAGTTGTACAGCACATGACGGATGTGACGCTGGTCGCCATCAAACTCGAACAGGAATGCGAAATGCTCCAGTTCCACATTGGCGTTTTCCGCAAGCACACCGTTGCCATCCAGCTCCTCGTGCATGATGTCCGTGAGGAAGCTCTCCGGGATCAGCGCGATCTCCAGATCACCCTCGTAGCCGGAGTTGTTATTCACGACATAGTAGGCGATATTGTCCGCATAAAACGGCTCGATCTCGCCATTGGCATCCATAGAAAGACTGACTGCACCGGGGATGCGGACCGGCTTTGCATAAGTGACACTGCCATCTTCGTCAAAGGTCGCCTTTGCATAGTGGCAGTTTTTCAGGCCAAATTTGACCTTATTGCTTTGCTTCGACATAGGTTATTCCTCCTATCGCCCTGCGGCCGGCTTATACGGTCAGCTCATACAGGACTTCATACATCTTTTCGGTTTCGATCCAGACCTCGCTTTTCTCATAGTAGAGTTCGTGTGCGGTCAGGACTTCTTCAATGCTTGCTTCCATATCCGGGTCTTTGTAATCGGTGTACACCTCAATGTCCAGCCGGTTGAAATGGTGGTACACAAGGTTGTCCGCACCGAAATTCTCGGCTTTCGGATACAGGAAGCAGATAAATGGTGAATCAGGGCTCTCCCCTTCTGCGAAATGGTCATACGCATAAGGAAGCCCCATCTCCTCCACCAGAGCTTTTACTTCTTCGTGGGTCATTGGTTCCTCCTTACTTTAGTGCCTTTTCGATGAGAGACTGGAGCTGCTCGATGCCGGCCTGCTCTGCCGGAGCGATATGGGGTCTTCCTGCCACCCGTCCGCCGCCGCGCTTGGCATGACCTTTTTCCAGCAGATGTGCCAGCTGGTAGCGGTTCTTGGAATGCACCACCATCTGAAGGCTCTGGCTGGATTCGGACTGTTTGGTCGCCACCCAGCTTCCTTTGTATGCGCCCGTTCTGGACGGTGCATTGGCCGAGATCTGGTCTTTGACCGTTTTGGCAGACTTACGGACAGCACTCTTCACCTGCGTGGAAGCAAGCGTTGCATATTCTTTTAAGCCTTCGTTGATGGCGTCAGCCATCTCATCAATGCTGACGGTTCTGCTCATCCGGCTGCCTCCTCTCCAGTCTGCAATGAATCTTCAGGATCTTCTTCTGATAGTTCATCGGGTCAACGGATTCGATATTGTAGAGCTGATCCCGGAAGCGGATGCGGTAACCTGTTGATGTGAGATTTCTGGTCTCACTGCACCAGCGAACTGTAAACACCACGCTCTTCTGTTCGGCTGTGGCCTCACCCTCTTCTTCCTGCACCTGATAGGTCGAAGCGTAGGCAAAGCAGGTGAAATAATCCTCCCATGTGTTCCGATGATTTCCGACCTTATCGGTCACGACCGTGCTTTTCTCAATCGTGATCCGCTCATTCAGTTTCTCGATCATCAGAACACCCCCTCCCTCACAGCAAACAGAATGGAACGAAGCGTCAGCATCAGCTGGTGATGGTCAGCTTCGTCCCGGTGCTCATAGAGATACCCCAGTGCATACAGAATCGCCACACGGCAGGTGCTTCGCAGGGCTTCCAGTTCCCTTGTGGGCTGTACTCCGTTCTCGGCATCCCGGTCAGCGGCATTGACTGCCTCCCACTGGTCTTCCGAAAGACGACCCACGTCCTTGCACATCTGCTCCGCAGAAGATAAAAGGATGCCGATCAGGGCATCCTCATCACTGCTGTCCACGCGGAGATAGGTCTTCGCTTCGTAAAGCGGGATCAGTGCCATAACCGGCTCCTCCTTTCCTGGCTTTCTTAGCCCTGCGGTGCCATCTGCAGAAGCTGTACGGCTTCCGGCAGGATCAGCTTGCCATCCACACGCTGGGTGGTCAGGAAGCCGACCTGATCAGTACGGGCATACAGCTCGTTCAGACGGCGGAAGGTGCGGTTCTGGCGGTCAGCCACCCAGTAGTAGCTGTAATCGCCAAAGGCCATGACCTTGCTGCCACCCTTGATCTCCGGCATGAAGGCGGAAGTCTTCAGCGGACGGTTCAGCAGGGTATCCGGCTTGCCGATCTCCAGACCCGGCTTCCAGATATAGTTGCCATTGTTGTCCTTAATGGTCATCAGCTGCAGCACCAGGGCTTCGTTGCAGAGGAACTGTGCCTTCTTGCGGTACGGAGCCTTCAGTGCGTAGTAGAGCTTGAAGATTTCATCGAAGGTAACGGCATCCTTCTGGGCAGCGGTCACACCGACCTTGGCACCGCCAGTCTCAGCCAGCAGACCCAGAGGCTTGCCCACACCGTCACCGGTGATAAAGGCGCGCTCCTCTGCGTTGCCCATACGCACACCGAAACGGCGGGCAATATAGGTGGCAAGGTCGAATGCGGAATCGTTCAGCAGCTCATTGGAGATTTTGATCATAGTGCCCAGCTTGTACGCAGACAGCATGGTCTGACCGAAGGTGGTATCGCTCTCCGGGATCTCCTCACCCTCATCGATCCAACTGGCTTCACCGGTATCCTCTGCGATGGGGATCTTACGGGTGCCGGAGCTGGTGCGGATGACGGTCGCCAGACCACGGAAGATGTTGTTCTCCTCCAGTGCCTCCACCAGCTTCTTCTCGAACTCATCGGGAACGGTAAAGCCGCCCTCGGTATCCTCACCCACAGACAGGGCATTGCGGACCTCGCCATAATGGCCGCGGTTGCGGATCATGTTCCAGAAGTTCTCGGCATACTCGGCAGTGGCGGTCGGCTTGACATCCTTCTTGGCACC